GCGGCTCCGGTGTTGAGGTTGCAGAATACAAGCTCATTACTATTCCGGCGGACCCCACACGTTTCCCATATCCCTTTACGGCGTACTCAACACCTGCCTCCAAGTTAACAATTGCCGAAAATGCCAGTTGGACATATCCCTCATGATATAATGTTTCATATACACGTTGAATCCATGAATCTGAATCACCGGCAACAATTGCTGGATTTACGCCGTCATCGAATTCTACTTTGAATTTAAAATTATCAGATCCACTGGTCCATTGCAGATACGGTGAAATGCGCAACGTCACTCGATGTGGGCCTGTGACCGTTGGGGTGTAGGTTGGCCCACCCGTGCCTGGAAAAAATTGTTTATAGGTGTCCGTCGTGTCAAAATCAACGGTGGCATCTGGGTAATCGGTTAAAGAGTCACTGTCATCGGGTCCGGCCACTGCCTCGTTCATGCCGATATCCACCCCGCCCAAACCATCATCGCTAATATCCACATGACTGCCGATGAAATTAAGATACCGAGGCGTAGCCGCAATCTCGGTGCCGTCTTTGCGTAAGGGAACCTGGCCACCTTTGTATAATATCCCCTCAATTACACTTTTGTCGTTTACGCCATCCGACAAAATACCTAATGAATTCGAATTAACTTTAAACCGGAGCTTGAAAACCCGGCTTCCGAGCCCAACTTCGGAACCCTTGAACGAAAACGAAAAACTTAACGTCCGAGCGCCGACATCGGGTGGAACGAACCTAAGCGTGTTTTTCATCTCGGGATCATTGCTATCAACACCTATCCCGATATTAGCATTCGTTCCCACAGTAGGCGTATAACAACAAAATGACCCTTTAATGGTAACAACATCCTCGTTGCTTGAAAAATTGAACGTTAAAGCGACATCCCCTTGGCTGTCTTGAACAGTATCCCATGTTGTTGACGTGGTCGAATCATCTTGATCCATTTGACGCCGTTGCATGAGCGTCCCGCCAACACCCGAGCCCGACAGCAAAATGCCATCGATCATTATGGGATCCCACGTATTTATATTCATTGTCTGCGTATGGCCAGAACGCCGTCGCCATTGGACCGCAATTGTGTGCGTCCCTGCCGATAGTTCGGCGAAAGCCACAAACGAATTTCGCAAATGTTCCCCAGTTTCGTTGTGCAAATTTTCCCAATAGTCTTCGCGAATAATTTGCTCGTTGCTTTCCCCATCATCCAGAAGCAACTGAAATTCGTTTATGCACCCAGGGGTTATAGTCGTGTACGTAGCGATTGTGGCACGAATCATGTACGTGCCAGCAAATGGCACTTCAAATGATCCGCTGGCCTCGTCAGCGTTACCGTCAGATATCGTAACAAACGTGTCAGATGTGCTGGTTCTGTTGGTAGTAAACGCATGATCTAACAGCGTGATGCCCTTGCCAGGAACCGCTGAAAAAGCGTCTGCAACTTGATTTGCTTGTATCGTCTTTGCCATGACTATGCTCCGTAGACCACTTCAACTTCGTCGCCAATATTCAGCCCACCAACCCGAACCGTATTCGCCGCCGGCGTCGCTCCCATATCATATTCTCGTGTGCTCGGTCCCGAAGAATATTTCTGTTTAACACCGTTGACATATACCCCCAGAATGGAATAACCCGCCGGAAAATTGGCATTGGTCGCCGCATTCGTGGTTAATGTGAACGTTTGCTGACCCGTCGTGGTTGCCGTAAAAACATCCTCATATCCGCTAAAAGATCCGCCGGCTGCCCATTTTACCCCTAGCGTCTGTGTGCTGTCGGCTGTTAACACATGACCATTTGTGCCAACCGGAATTCTAGCATCGGCGGTATCATAACCGTACAGATCGCCTTTTGTCGTTAGCGGCGAGGCTGATCCTGGCGGTGCATTCCATGTTCCATCAGCCCGAAGAAAATTCGTTGTGCCGCCACCCAGTTTCGGAAGGAGCCCGTGAGCAGCTGTTGTCGAATTCAGATCGGTATTGTCCTCTGGCGTATTAAGATCGTCTAGCCTTATGGCATCACCGCCCCCGAATTGGTGGTTCGATGCATGGTTGGTTGGCGTTCTAGAATCACTCAATCGGCTGTCGTTGCCTTGACAAATCGTATTAGCCGATGATCCATAGGTTGGCGTTAGCGTAGCATCAACGTTATCTCCGGTATTGGTAATGCCATTGCTTCCGGCTACTGTATTTGTCTGACCCCCGCCAGCGTCAATCGGGTGATCCTGATTGCGTTTAACATAGGTTCCCTCGCTGGATGTAACTGGCGTCCCCCCGTTTATTGCCGCCCATGTTGATTTTTGCGTCGTTCCATCAACAGAAACCTCACCCACGGTTCCCGTGATCGTTGGTGTCAGCGAGTCATGCAAAACGACCCTGGAGCCATGATCGGCAAACAGCCCCGCCCCTGTGTTTCCCGATCCAGATATCCCCCCACTATTACCCAAATAGAGGAACCCATCTCTGACCGCAATCCCGTGACTGCTTTTATTGGACACCGAAGCTTTATCCAGTTGGCATTTTCCGCCTTCGACAAACGTAAATCCCGTACCAGCTGTCACCTCCCCGGTAACAACTATATCCAAAAACCTTAAAAATCTATTGCGAGCACATGTAACAGCTCGGGTAAATTCTGTTTTATTTGAAACGCCATAGTTAACCCCATCGCTATCGATGCCAAGACCCGTTATCCCAAAGTCAAAATTAAACACGTTGAGATCATAAAAATAAAAATAATCGTCATCACAGTGGATGCCTAATCGAATAAGAGAATTTTCGACCAGCGTATCAGGATTAATGTAATAACCGTCGCTAATAGAGTTGATCTGCTCAAATTCAGACCAACCAGAACTTCGCAGAGTCCAACCGATGGTCTTGTAATGCCCCCCGCCATACAACCCAATAAACCCGCCATTGCTATCGAGCCCCTGAATCACACAGGTTGCATTGCCAGAATTGTAAAAGTTTACGTTGCCATTGATCTGACATGACGACCGAACAATTTTGAATTTTGGCGTGCCCGATAGACCGGAGATAGAATTACAAAACGTCATCGTATCAGAAGTGTTGCTTCTGATCTGCCTGTAGTTGCCGGCTTGAGCGCCGTCGGTGATTTTGACCCACTCGCCGCGATAGGCATTTACCGTCCATCCCGCGCCAGTTTTTGTTAGCGTATCCGTTGTGACAGATGTTGAAGTTTGTTCTGCAACAACTATAGTTTCGTTATTGCCGTTATCGAAGAAATCAAAAATAACTTTTCGATGTTTTCCAGAAATAGGAATAATTAAATTTGAATTTTCGTTAAACGCACCCCTGGCGTGAAATGCAATGTCATGGCGAGGGTATTCTGCCGCCGCCTCGACCGCCGCCAAAAGCGTTTCCTTCGCGTTGCCCCAGCTCGAACCATCATTTTCATCATCGCCGGAGGATGCATCTATATACAAATGCACGGTGGCGCTGGTTATTCTGGCCATTGTAGCATCGATTTTGCGCCAGAATTTGTTCATTAAACTCTTGCCCCATTTAAACGAATAATCATTCATGAGGCGTTCATACAGTCGCGGACCTTTTATGATGATTTGCGTCTGGCAATTCTCCCTGTCAATATCTGGGTCGCTCCATTCATCGTTGTAAGCCAGGCATTCGCATACAATCGTGCCCCACTCTCCACCGGTTGTGTAAAATGATGGGTTTTGCACGGATGAAACGCCGTTCACAAAGTCCCCATTTGTCCCCGAATCAGCCGTACAATCTTCGGGCACGGATTTCATAGTCCATTGGTACGTGTAGGCCCCCTCTGTTGCGCTGGCTGACAGGTTTACCTCTCGCGGGGATGCGCTAAAATTATATTCTTGATCCGCCCCTGCGGTTACTGCTGGAATCGGCAATTTCTTTCTCCTATGCTTTTAGCCAGCGAACTAGGCTTTTTTTAATCGACAATTTTTTAAAATTTAAATTATGTTCAACAACATTATAAGGCCCCAAGCTGAAAGAATAGTCTTCAAGAACAAAAGTGAAATAATAGGCGTCTCCGGTTCCATCAATTGGAGGTGTCACAAATGTTAATGTCGTGCCATCTGGCGACAAACACTCATATTGATAGCCCTTGCCACAATAGCAAGGCTCGTCGTTTTCGCTTTGCGATATGCCAAAATATATTTTAATCGTCTGATCTGTCGGGAATTGCCCCGTCGCCGTGACCTGCATCCCGCCACTGTTGTCAAACATTTGCGGATCAACTGTTGTGATAACCATCGGGGGCAATTCGGTGTTAAAATATTTGGTTTCATCAACGCTGACCTCGAATCCGTTTTCGGCATAAACGCGAACAAAAATTCTTGTATCATACGGAAAATCACTATCGGGGTTTACAACATATTTAAATCCGTCGGTAATAACCGATTTTGTAACATCATATCCGGTTTGCTCCGCGTCGTTTTTCCAAACATCAATCCAACTGCCTCCGACGCCGTGTTTAACCTGGATGATAACGCTATCCGCATCAACACCGGATTCGGGATCGATAACTTCTAACTCGAAATTGGATTCAACGAGCACGTCTGTTTCAGTGTTCGCCGGATCTCGATTTTGAACAACCGGTGGCGTCGCATCCCCCATGGCACAAATGCCAAAAACATTTCTATTCGAAAGGCCGCCTAGATCTGTAAATGCGGATCCATCGAATTCGCAAAACCTTCCATTTTGGCCAATTGTTGAATATGTAAGGCTTGAATATAGCCTAATAGGGCTCCCGCTTTGACCGGAAAGTGCGCCAATTACGCTTGACATTGAATAGACAGAAAACGGCCCCGACCAATGCCAATCCGACGGATTTGTGAGCGATCCTCCGTCCCAATACAAAATATCTCGACGCGAATTTCGACTTTGCGCTAAATAAATATAACCGGTGGCCGGATCAATCCACATGGTATTACCACAGACCCACGAATTTCCATCTCCCATATAGGAACTTCCGTGGGTATACTCAAATAGTCGCGTCCAACTGCCCGCGCTCCCTCGCCAAACGGCCATTCGTTTCTGCTCCGGCGGATAAGTATATCCATATGTTGCAACATATACATAGCCGTCATAATAACCCAACCCGCCTGCTGTGCGATTAGTCCAAATCGGATCATTTAATGTCGGATCGTAGTAGAGGTTTCCTGCGCCATTATAATGCGCCAGGCAATCGTCGTAGCCAACTCCCGTGGAAAAATAACCCGCGATATAAATATCGCTAGGACTAACAGCATAAATGGTGTGGATGCCATAAACATATGACAGATAAGCCCCGCCAATTCCGGTTATCCCCGGATTCGGCCAATTCCCATCAATGTGATAAGCGTACATCCAATGACGAACGCGCTCCCAAATAGCAACGTATATATTATCGTGATCGACGACATGTATAGCCCCAATGCACCAATCCCCTGTAACGATTTGCTTAGTCTGCACCGTGCCGTTTGATAATATTCGGCCAATGGTTTGATAATTAGCGAAATATAAAACGTCCTCATAAGCTTGCAATCCGCCCGTAGTTAGAGCGGACGAAATCATCCCCAGGTTGGCGGCTTTTTTGGTCCAGCTGGCCCCATTATTGATCGATTCCAGGATGGCCATGGAATTGTCGCCCGAATCATAGGCGATGGTATATAGTTTAGGATCGGCCATTATATCACTTACACAACACTAATATTCCCTGATAAAATACGCGCTAATCCGTTATCTAGGATAATTCTATCTTCTGTTGGATTTGTAGTTAAAATATTGTACATGCCAGGGATTGACATTGCGCGTTCCCTTATTTCGTTTAATATAACATCCTCGCCAATGCCCAATGAATTAATATAACCGGAAACGGCCGTAGCCACTTTTTCTGCAATATCAGTTTGGCTAAAACCCGATAAAACAGTTATATTGGCCTCAAATATCATTTGGGTGATAGTTGGCGATAAAACGCGAACTAAAACACCCGCTGCCCTATATCCGGGATAATTACTCCAATCATTCGGATCGCCGTCGATAATTTTCTGACATTCGGCGATTAACCCTTTAAATGGAGTATAGCTTGCCGTTACAGCCGATCCTGTTGGCAACCCATTTGGAAAGCTTGATTGAATAAGTTTAATGTGGCCACTTGCCGGATTAATCGTGTAATCAACGTCAACGGTTAAGGTTCCAGTGGGCTCACCCGCCGGGCTCGATCCCGTTCGCGTGACAGTAAAACCGGACTCTGTCTTAATCGGCTTTTTTTGCGTATATAAATCAACTTCCCCGCCGATAGCGCTCGCAATGACACTTTCGCCACTAACCGGAGTATCGGTCTCCTCTGCCGTCCCGCTCCCGTCATCAATGTACAGAATAACATTTCCAAGATTGACGATATCCTCGACAACATTCGCAAATAAAACGCGCTTTCCACTAACCGGATCCACCGCTGTTAACGCGGCATAAGTTAGCGCGTTGACGGTCCCTCGACTCAAGCTTTTTACATAAAGTTTAATCCTCGCTCTAAACTGATCGTCTGACTCTTCATCTATCCCGTTTGTAATTGCCGCCGAATTGGTCACAGAATCAACCCCCGACGGCTTAACGCCAAAACCTGTAATGGCACCAATATCAACATTATAATCGGTTCCAACTTCTCTTGCGGTAATATCGCATGGGTTTGATGTGCCAACACCGTCGGCCATTGAACCCTCTTCGGTTGTGACAAACTTGATATTAGTGCCAGGAACATTGACCTCCTGGCCGATTGCGATGGTTATGGCTCCGGTAGTGTTAATCCTGCCAAACGTGACCTCGCCAGTTGCCTTTTGAGCCCCCTGGCGAATTAATAGGTCTCGATTGTATCTAACCGCCAAGCGATCAAGATCTGGCCCATATGCTTGATCAATGTCCATAATTTTTTGCAATTGAGACATCTGGTAGTATTGGTCGTCATCTTCTCTTGCCGCCGCCGCAAGAACCTGTTTAACGCTCGATGTGTCTGTCAGATCTTTTAAAAAGGTTCTAGCAACCACACGGTTAATCATGCGGTTTAATATTTGCGATTGTGTTAAAACTCTAAACTGGCCCATTATTGTTACCTCATGTCAAAACGCGGCTGATCGTTCTCGCCGTATTAAACCCAATAGGTTGAACCGTTACTTTCATGATTAATGCATCATTTATTATTTCAAATGAAAAATTTGTAATTTTTTCGATGCGTGGATCGGACAAAAGCTGATTTCTCACCCAGAACCTAGTCTCGATCGTGTCATCGCCGATCAATGTTTTTCCTGTAATACGCGGAATACCAACATCTGGATAAAGGATGTTTTCGTTTTTGGTTGTTCTTAACCTAGAGGCTAACCCTTGGCCCAGGCAATCAATCCCGGATACCATTTTCGCATCAACCGATCCATGAGCAACATCAATTGCCCATCCCCATCGATCCCCGTCCTTGGTTAACTCATAATCAGTGCCCAGGAATGATTCAGCTTGACTTTCGCCGGCCTCGCTGTCCCCTGTTGTAAAAACATTCGGCGGTTTGCTTGATTGTGTGATAGGTACAATTATTTTATCCCCAACCGTTACGGTATTTGGGATTTTTACTCCATTTGTAACATAAGGCGCAACCAGCCGATTAGCGATAACAAGATCGATCCAATCCCGTGCGTTTCCTAAATGTTTTGCTGCAAGGCTTTGAATTGTATCGCCTTGGCCAACAACCCGTTCGGTGAATCCAGTATAATTTTTATTGGATAACCTCCGCTGAATGGTCGCCAGTGATTGGCGTTTTTGATCCCCTGGTTTTACGGCCCCACCAAAAGCTTTATCAATGGTCATTAGCCCTTGAGAAGATGATCCATCGCTAGCTTTTTCGTCAATGTCGTTTTGAACTCGATCGCTAACATTAGTTCCATAGGCGGATTCTGTTTGATTCTCATAATCGTTGCTTATTTCATCCCATGATTCATAGAAGTGATCGCGCGCTGCAACCTTCATTCGGCAAAATTCATCATGAACACCCTGTAAGCTGTGATAAACATCGCTTGGGATTGTATCAATCTCCTCAAATAACTCCTGTGTTGACTCTATCAGATCGAGCGTTTGTCCCATAAATTTGGCTGGAATATCAAAAAAACTCTTTGCTCCGCTAACAAAATTCGTTGCTGCATTAACAATAGATCGCATATCATCAACAAGACTGGCAATCCCTTTTACATACCTTGACAGCTCGCCCATGGCCGCTGTTAGATCATCAATGGTCGCCGCTGCCGATTGGATGGATTCACGGATCTCGTTAATAGTGTCGCCAATTTTATCAAAAAGGCTTCTTTCATCAGGGGATTCGAAACTAATACTTTCCGCCGCTCCAATAACAGCTAATGAAATTTCATAACGATAAGAAACGCGCTCTTTTGCGGCTGTCCGCAAAATCTTAAATCGACGGGGTTTTACTTGCAAATGAAGATGGTCTTTCATCACATGAAATTCCATCCTTGTTTTTGGCCCTAGTTTTGGATCTTTTTGTAACTCCGAATATCCCTCAAAACATCGCTGCGCCAAAATCCAAAATGACATTTGCCCGGAAACCTCATCATATGCCCCGCCGCCAACACCTAAGCCACCTGTGAATTTTCCGCCATCGTTGGCAAACGTTAGGGTTTGTTGTCGCCTTAACTTAAATCCTGTTGTCCCGGAAATGTTAATCTCTCCCAATACAAAACCGGCCTCCTCTGACGACACGCCGCCTTCTTGTTGTGGTGTTAGCTCCATGGCGTAGGGGAGATCATAATCAAACCGATCGGGATTAATAGGGAGAATAAAAAGCGCCTCCCCGTTGGCCCCTGTTGGCCCCACAAAACTTTCACCGTCAACCTTCAGCCGAAAAATCCAGGGAAGTTTTTTATTATAAAAGCTATCCCCGGTTCGGGTTTGCCGCGCTAACTCTGACAATTTATCTATAATTGACGCCATGATTTCTCACGATATCGGCAAGGGGCCGCACCCTGAAGGCGGAGGGACGGCCGTATCTTGCACGTTGACGGTTTTTGTAAAAGTATTTAAAGCGTTACCAATATTCGTTGCGGCTTGCTGCGCTGTTTGTGATGTATTTTCAAAAATGTTTTGAAGCGCCGTTTTGAGCGCTGTTTTACCCACAATAGTAGCAACCGCGCCGGTGGCCCCAAAATGCGCACCCTCCCAGTAGCCGTAAAAGGCATCAGACCATTCTAATGCCGCCTCGGCGGCTGACTGACCGGGATCGCCAAACGTTGCCACAAGCGCCGTCTGAAGGCCCGAATAATCAACAACGGTTGGGGTTAGTCCCGCGCAACTTTGCGCCAGTGATGCATAATCATGGTAATTTTCTGCTATATTTAACGCTACGGTTTCTGCGCTTTTATATGGATAGGTTGTCGCGTTATCGAAACTGTTCTTAATATCTGAGATTAAATTTGCAACATTTAACGTCATTAATCCAAACTCTTTTTGGTAAAGATAAAATCCGACACTTGGTCATTGGCATTAATGCTGTTTTTTATCGCCGTAAACGTTGCCGAATTTATCGGTGGAGTGCTCGGCCCGACCCCTGTGCCGACGGTTAGTGCCAAGATCGCATCCAATAACTGACCCATAATAGAGATCCATTCTGTTCCGCAAACAATTGGCGATGTCGGTGCCGTTTCAGGATCGCTTCCTAAGTGGATTTGTCCATTTGATGTTAATTTCACAGATAATAATTTATCACCTGTCGCCTTTGTTTTAATCAAAATATTGCCGCCCGTGCCTACATTACTTTGCTCGCTGCCATCGGTGGCAAGGTTTGCATTTGCGGTTTCAGTGGCATCAATAGTTAGATTGCCATCATCATCCCATTCAATCGATACGCCATTATGCCGGATCCGTTTATTGCGTCCGTCTGCCGATAAGTGCCGCCTTGCCGAATTGGGGTGAGGTAACACAAAAGGCAAAATTATTGGCTGAGATGGATCGCCTTCCAAAAATGTTAGCAAAACGTGATCGCCGTCCAAATTTTCCGCCGGTGTAAGCGGTTGCCCTGTCGCGCTGGGTTCGGCAACGATTGATCCGCCAGTAATGTTTATTCTTGACGGTCGCGGCTTGAACGTGTTCTCGTCGTGCATACCGTGAGCAAATTGGGCCACCGGCACACGACGAAAAATCCGTTGACGTTTTCCATACGTTCTAACGTCGCATGTTATCCCCTTAATGGTTTCACTAGCCGCCCAACCCATTTGACTATAATAAGGATCGTCGGCGTAATATATCTGAAGCACAATAGCCCGGGTGATATATCCCATGCATGACAACGCCTCCCAATTTAATTGACCCGACGGGATTCCGCTTTGTATTATATGCCCACCGGGGGCAACTTGTGTTTTATATTGTCGCATCTTTACACATTTGAAAACGGTGGCGAAAATGCTTCCTTAAATCGATCGCTTACAGATTTTACCAGTTTTAACCCATCTCTTTTATTTCCTCTGTATCCTCTTGTCAGAACAAAACTAGATTGACTCCTTGATCCATTGGCAGAATAGCGCCAATTGATCCCCGTTCCTTCAATATAATAATGCTCATTCGTTTGTTCATTGCCAGTATCGAGAGTAAAGATGTTCCCGATTTTTATCTCTGGGAATACCACACCTGTTCGTATTTGACCATTTTTCCAGTGCGGGTTAGGTCCATACCAGTCAACTAATTTTCGCATCCATATATTAACTTCATCCGGCCATGCGCCTTGCCCAACATTTCCTGGTGAAATAAACTTAGTCGACTGCTGATAAGCTCTGATTCCGTGTTTAACAATGCCCTCTTCATCAATAAGAGGCGATGCCAGTGCCGTTTGTTCCTGCATATTACCAAAAGCAAAATCGGCGGTAACTTCAAACAGATTGAACCTTTCTAGCCCTCCTCGCCCTAGATCATCATCTTCTATTATCCATGAAGGAACCTTGAAACTATTCAACGAAAACCATGGCGAATTGTGACCATCTACCGTGTTAATAAATGGCCTCTCTCTAATTACCGCCTCGATTTGATTTTGAGATGGATTTACGTTTGCAAAATCTAGCCAAAATTCATTTAAAAGCGGATTGCACCATGTTCCCAATGTATCCCATAGGCTTTGGCCCGCCTGTGTCCATAGCTGGATCTCGTTGAAATACGCTCCTTCAGTATGATTGGTGATGACATTTAAGGCGTCGCGAAAAATTTCTTTTCCTAACTCAGCCTCTAATGCCGGCGGCAACGCCCATGAACTTTTATTTTTAGTCCCCGCCGCGCCCCTGTTAAAAGCCGCGTCAATTAAAAGCTTGAACATTTTATCAGGAGATCCGCCAACCTCGCCTTTGACACTTCTAGTGTAAAGTCCTTCAATCAACTGTCCAACCGTTTGAACATATAAAGACGCCCATGCAATTGGAACTTCAAATGGAGCGCCATGATCTCGCCCGGAAATTGTCCACGTTTTTACGGTTGCCCCACCCGAGGAATATTTAGATTGCCTAACAATATCAACAACGCCTAAAAAGATCTTAAAATCAACCCCATTTCGCTGAACCGTGCATCTTACCCAATCCCCATCACAAACATCACCATTTTCAAGATCGAGTGTTGAATTTTGATTTAATTTTATCGTTGCGCTCCATTTTCCAGAAGCTTGACCTATTTGATTATTCCAAACAAACGCAATCAGCATCGCCTCTGAATCCGGCCCCCAATAGACCGTGCGCTTGTTGATGGGACGGCTGGAAAAAAATTGGTTTTTATCTTGAGGATAAAACTCAAGCCTGATCCGCGTGGTTTGATTAACTAGGCGTTGACCTGGCTTGCTAGTTAGGCCCTGATACCCTTTTAAAACCGGTGTTGCTATCATTTTCCGCCACTGCCCCCTAATGGAACATCAGGATCGAACCAATTCTTTATGCCGCGCATAAGGCCAGATTTTGTAAAGGTATCAACCGCCTGAATGAATTCTCGGACTTTGCTGGCCGCCGATGTTAATCCCCCTTCAAAATTTCCCAAAACTTTTACGGTATCCACACTCGCGCGTTGTAATTGATCCATTAATTTGCCAAACTTTTGGCCCTGCTGAATTTGCTCGGCCTGCATGCGTGCTGCCTGAACGGCCGCCGGTGCGCCAAAACCCGCTCTCCTCGCGCCGGCTGTAATTAAATCCTGTCGAACATTTGGATCCTCTGCGGCTCTTTGCGATTCTTTTACGCGGCTCATCGTTTCGGGATCTATTTGCCCGGTTTTTCTGTACGCATCTAAAATTTTTGTCGCCTGTCCAGCACCGATGCCTACTCCCATGCGACCCATTAATCGCCTCAAAAAAAACGCTTGCATCTCCGGCGCGGCAAAAACGCCGCCGCCTTGTGTGCCCTGTGTCATCATGCCGAGTAAATTTGTTAAAATTTCCCCCCCGCCTTCGCCGGAGATCCCACCCTCTAATCGCTGAATAGCCCGCACATAGCTCAATGGCCCCTTCGACGGATCGTATCCTGCTGCCCGCATAAGAAGCATGTCTTGAGGACCCCTAACACCCTGCTGGCTTAGTTGCATTGCCGCGCGGGAAATTCCCCCTGTAACCCGCTGCGCCTGAAGGCCTTGTAAACCGATCCCCTGTGCTCCCATTAGCGTTACGCCGCGCTGAAATTCACGGGGATCTATTTTCACACCCTGCTGTTCAGCCGATTGCCCCAAGTTGACAAGCGTGGATAGACTTTCGGCAATCTGACTCCCCTCGAGGCCTTGTACCATGGAATAAGCGATCGACTCCGATAATGATCTAGCGCCCGTGCCGCCACCGCCCGCCATGCCCATGCGGTAAAACTGTCCAGATTGCTGAACCCCTACGCCGGCAAAAACTTGCGCTGCCATTGCCTCGCGTAATTGTCCTCGCATTTCTCGATCGAGAAGGCCTCCTCGGGCTTGACCGAATTGGCCCAACATGCCTTGAACCTGTGTCGGTCCAAATCCGAATTCGGCCCCAAATCCAACCCCTAGCGTTTGACCAACGAACCGCTGACGCAATTTCAAAAAGCGGTTTCGCCCTGCCTCGGCTCGCGCCTGCGCCTGGAGATCCGCAAGGCGTTCCTTTGATGTTTCTAATGTCTCTTTGGCGGCTGCAATTGTGCCCTGATAAAGCCGTGTAGCCTCTTTTCTAAAATCCGGCATGCGCCGCATTGCCGCGCGCCCAAACGCCCCCGGAGCGTTTTGAGGCGTCAATTTTTGAATTCTCCCGACAATGTTTTGAATGTTCATTTCGTCAATGGCTGCCGCGCCCCCGGTCGCCTTGCCTTCGCGCTTTTCTCTCTTGGCCTGCTCGAGGTATTGTTGTCGCCATGCTCCCCGAAGTTGATTGAAATGCCGCGTCCAGTTTTCTGCTTTTTTAGCGTCATTAACCATCTGTTCATTTCGGCGAATTGTGGCCTGTTCGGCATTAATCGCCGCAATCGTCGCTCTGCTCGCTTGTCCCCTTGCGCCACCCAACCCTTGCTGCATGCCCCCGCCAAGCCTACCGCCGCCTAGATAAAGATTTTGCAGCTGGGATTGTTGATAGCCAACCGCCTGCTGATACATGCCGCTTGCTGCCTGAATGGCACCGCTCGCCGCCGGTCCAAAAAACGGGATCGCTTGAAGCGCCTGTGCGAACCCGCCGATCCCTGGCATTTGAAACGGTGCGATCCCCGCACCAATGCCGCGCCGCAATCCGCCGCCAACCATTGCGCCGGCCATTCTGCCCATCATGCCTGGCCCTGTCGGCAAATATTGAGCGACGCCTAATCCCTGGCCCAGGCCTGCAACAAAACCCTGGCGTTTCCTCGATGTTTCGTCCTGCAAACGTTTCATTTCGCGCATGATCGAAACAACGCCCTGTGCGTTGGTCTGAACCTGCTTTAATTCTTTGGCAATTTTTTTGTATTCTTTGGTGCCGACGTCTAGCCCGGACAGCTCGCGATTTAGCTTGCTCTGGGTACGAACCAGCTGGTTAAACTGGCCTTCGAGATCTTTTACTACCGTGCGCATCTGCCGTGCGCTGACAGGGGAAAAGGCCTTGTTTATTTCGTTTCGGAGGCCTTTAACTTCGGTGCTGTCCGCTTTGATTTTTAAACTAAAATCAGCATTGTTTGGCATTTTTGATCCCTTAGCCTAGATCTGGGATTTCTCCACGAGCAATTTGTTCCTCCCATTTGTCGGCCAAGGGATCGCCGGTTTTTCGCGGTTTATTCCACTCTGCTAATGATTCGTCGGCATCGAGGCTCCTGAGATCAACGGGATCGTCCGAAAATAGCCGCTCAAGATCGGTTATTCTCTCCTCAATATCTGAATTGTAGCCATCGGTGCTTAGTTGTCCCCTTAGCCGATCTAGCTCATTTGCTGCGTCCTCGTAATATTCCCGGACTAAGCCTCCTAGTGTTTGTTCGTCGAATTTTCTGTTCGTTGTGTTCTGTTCATATTTATTTTTCCACCAACCCCTTAGCTTTCCCGTTTGCGTTTTTTGTTCCGCTCGAACTAGCTTCCTGATCCTCGTCTCGTCCGAAAAATATTGCCTCGTGCGAGGCCACCTTCCCGAAAAGCTCGGATACAATCTGAGGATCGTATAAAGATCCCAGCTTGTCTCCTTCTGCCCATCTTGGTCGATTGATTAAACTAATCGTCATATGTGCTAATCGATGCGTATGTTGATACGTCCCGTAGTCGGCCGCATCTATTGGAATATTGCCTAACATTTGCGATCTAATAGCCGCCACTCGAGGGATTTCGATCAAGTTCAAAATCTTGTTCGTAAATTCCCCTTGCCATGTTCGGCCACGTTGATCGGTATAAGAAAAATCAAACGTCCATTCCTCTTGCAATCGTGGATCTCGCAGATCTTCAACCTGCTGTTCAGGGCTTTTGTCTTCGCCTATGAATTTTTTATTTAACTTCTCTGGCGAAATTGCTTCCCCTGTAACTTCCTGCGTAGGCAATATTGTCATTTTTCCCGCTCCATTAAAGATTTAAATTTTAGGTTTCCGATTCGTCTAGCATCCTGATCCCGACGAACGTCAAATCCGTACCAACAACGCCGCGAGCATTGACCGTGAAATTATGGCTACTGCATTTCACCTGCTCAAGCGTCATCATGGCCGAATTTGTTTTATTGTCCTCAATAACCGCCACCAGCTCACCACTTACCAAAACGTTCGTCAAGTGCTCCTCGGGAGATTTTCCAACCTTCGGGAAAATACCCACGGATTTGATCGTTTCTCCGATTATGCGAACGGTTGAGGCCGTGAAGGTTACGCGATAGCCAACAGGAACATGCTCCTCGACCTGGATATTATCAAGAACCTCGATAGGCTCTAGCTGCAACTCCTCAGATCCAGCACAATTCGTGCAATATCCAACCTTTTTTCCTTGAATCATTAACCGGGCGCGCGCTCCGGTAAAAACTCGACCTTTTTCAGGCATTTTTATTTCCTCCTCTTAAGAGCGTTAACCCGATTATGCAGCTGCCGCACTTTGCGGGATTGTAACCAAATGAACAGTTGTGCCAACGAAATTAATCGGCAATACCGGTGCCATTTCGACGGCGGCTTCAAGAAAATCGATAATAAGATCGATTACAAGAGATCGCCATGCAACAAGCGCCACGCCGACAAGCAATCCAAGCTGATTAACAGCAACCCCCTTTGCCGCCGTAACCGTACCCGCGAAACCTGACTGGCCTACAATCCGCTCCATCGCTGTTCGGAAATTGTAAACAGCGTAATTCACCGCCTCAACCACCGATCCTTCAGTATAGGCAATATTGCTCGATGTTAGATGTGTTGTCACGTTTCGCACAACGCGCCGGCCAACGCCGTCGATAACCTCCGCAAAAACAAGGCCAGCGTTGATCATTTCCTCGGCGTCGTCTGTTGGATTCCAGCTCGCGTCCTGCTCAATGGATAACGTGTTCATATATTTCCACGTTAGCGATGTTCCAACAGGGGATCCGGCTTGCATGCCGGCAAGGATTGCCGCGCCAAACGGAGATGACATAACCTCTTTTTCGCCAGAAGTGTTATACCTCTCAACATTTTGCCCCCATGCCCGAATGTATCGAGTGTTCAGATCGATAATCTGACTCTTGATTTCCGCCTTGGTCGGCAAATCGGTCATCGCCGTGTTTAACAACCCAACGAATCCATCGCGCTCGCTTCGGCCAACGCCGTTCATGTAGCTGAGATGTGAAGATAGCGCCGCATGCACGGCTGGATCGCCGGTTAACACAACGATCGAATTGACCCGCACTTTTTTAAGCAGATCGAGCGCGCCCTGCCAATCTGACTGTGTTGATGTTGGGATCCCCTCTTGCCCGGGGGTGGAACTCCCCTCGTGGCCGCCCGATAAATAAACATCGGCCGATGTGTTATCCGGGAAAGTTGTTCCGCCGGTAGATCTCGCTGCGGAAACAAGTTCACTTTCCAGGTTCAGTTTTTCAATGAACAGCGCCAAGTTTGCGTAAAAGCTTGGCTCCGCCGGGCTTTTTACATCGGATGCCGTTGTCACATAATCCAGATCACTGAGCAAATATGCCGTTCTGCCCGTAACGATCGTGAATGTCCACCCGGCCGTGCCGTTGAATTTATCGGCCGCGCGCTGAATTGTTGGCGTCGGGCTGCCCGTGGCGGCAACTTTTACCGCGTTTCCGCTAGCTGTAGCCGTGCGCGCTGCCTCGACCTCACCCATTGCTAGATAAGTTATTTCGGACCAAGTTCCCGTCGTTGGGACAGATGTGGTGCCGTTTAATTGGATGGTTTCGATTTGAGCGGATCCGCTATAGGCCTTGCCAACAACCGTTAGCCGTTTTGTTGTCGCCGCGTCCGCCGCAAAGGCGATGGTTTCGCCGGCCACGGCAACCTCGCTCATCGCGTGGAGCCCCTTTGTCATGGCTCCCGAGGTTAATGTCGTGATTGTGGTCCCGCCGGAAAGGTTACGGATTGTCACGGTCCCTGCCGGTGCCGAGGCGATATAGGCCCCGTGGATTTCATTCCAGGTGTTTTGACTCTCTGCAACCGTGGTTCCGGTTAGCGCCACCGTTTCGGTTTGCGCCGCGTCCGAGGTGTTGGTGCCGTAAATAACGACATTCATCGTGTCACCAACGTCGTCGCTGACCATTTCGATTTTTTGGCCTGCCGTTACCTGATTGGTAATATCGGCATCCTTCCCAGATCGAGCAACAGTAAATAGAGCTTCAAGGCCCGTTGTCAACATCTTGACGCCGATTGTCGAAAATCCATTAGCCGGGGTTGTGGCCTCGTACTGGATTTTAAACATAACATCCCCGCCGACATCATCAAACGTCTCGGTGATATCCTCGTATTCAATAGTGATCAGTTTTCCTTGATTTGTCCCTGTCCCGATCGCCATTTTGATTTGACGGGTATGGTAACCATAATCGCGGCTAGTTACCAAACAGGCATCACCGTCGGTATTTGTAAAAGTGTAAGTGCTCTGGATGGCCGGGTTTGTTTTCACATAAACAACCTCTGCCGCCCCGTTTTGAATGTCATCGTCATTCGACGGACCAAAAAGCAACGGACCTGCCTCTTTCAGATCTCCGCTTTTGAAAAAATCAAACGTTTTTCGGCCCGTGTTGTCGACCTCAAGGTTGTCTTTTACCTCGCTGTCGGGGATTTCCGTCCACGGCTTGCCGCCAACAGCCTCTCCGACACAGGCAACGATCCCAGTGGCAGAAAGGCCAACGACCTCTAATCCGCTGGCATTAATTTCAGAATAGCTCCCGGGGACGCTAATGAGACGCCCGTTGAAAAAAATGGTTGTTACCGTCATTTTGTTGACCTTCCTTTAAATTGTTATTTTATTGGTTTTCCTGTGGGCGACTTCCTGAATTCATCCCAAACAGAAATCCACTCCTTGATCGATAATCGGTGCTTAATTCCAAATTTTCGACGTGACCAATTTAAAAACCCGCCGGATCCATCCTTCCGAATACCTCTGGCCTGGACAAATTGAACGGCGGTTATTTTTAGGTAATGTCCTTCAACAGGGGTCGGGGTTTCCTGTTTTTTTACAGGGATCGGCGTTGGATCCTTTTCTATAGGTTCAACGTTGGATATATCCTCGTCCTCCTCTGGGGATTCAGATTTTAAACTTTCCGCCAATTCCTCCCACTGCTTATCATTAATCCTGTCTCTTTCATCTATCATTTTTTCACCTTCGTTAATATGTCCGAATATTTGTTTTAACACCTGCATCGCCGGCCGGCCCGCCGATGTCAACATCCTCGTCGGTATCTTCCTCCGGTGAGTGAATCCCTTCAATACGTTTTCCAAGCCCAACCCCTGGCCTATAGGTTTCACGGTAGCTATCATCGGATTTTAGGCTAATAACCAGCTGACGAACAAATAAATCGCTTGGCAAATATTTTTCATCAGGTGTAAGCTCATTTCCTGAAAACGTTATTTCGTCTAATGCAAGATCTTGCAGTCTTGTTCGTTTTTCCTGCATGATATATTTTGATAAATAATAGTAATAAAGCGTAACATCAGGATGTGTTGTCATCGTAATAACAGGGTAAGAATGAGCCCAACGCCTAATATGATAATCAATGGGATTCCCATGATCATCTATGTATTCTGATCCGTTTTCGTCGATAAATGATCCTGTCTCGTCAAGATAATCTTGATCCGTGGTTTCACTTCCCAGCATAATGACCCAAAGCGGAAACCCATCGCCGGTTCGGGCATGACCCAAAATAATATTAGGTGGCGTCTCCTCAAAAAATGCTTGTTGCTCTGCCGCCTCCGTTTCTGTTAATCCGCCGTCAATTAAAAATTCCTTAAACTTTACAGGATTATCAATAAACTCCTGAAGGCCTTCAGCCAAGATGGATTTTATCATGCGTTCAATGAAAATCATTTTTTAAGTGCCTCGGAGATAGCTCGCTTAATTGTAAATGGTGTAATTTTTTGTAAATGATCAACGACCTGGTTTGCCAAATTTCTGGCCTTAATCCCCGGATGATGCCATCCTTCATCATTCATTGTGCTTATTCTGCGAAACGTTTGATAATATGTATGGACCGTGGTTTTCCCTGATTCCTTTTTATAAGGTTTTCGCTCGCGCGTCATGCCTGCATAAATTGATGTTTTGTGGTGCGGTTTTAAAAGCGGCAACCCCCGCCCGCCTGCCGCCTCAAACAAGCGTTCAACCGATTTTTCGCGCATTTTTTCTGGCCGCAAGCTTTCGGTTTTGTTTTCGGCTCGGAGCTTTTTTGCAATTTTGTAAATTTCTTTTCCAAAATCCGCTGCGCGCTCTGCTGATAGTAAGCCGTGACCCTGCCGCAAGCTTTCAGCTGCTCGTGGACCATAAAGCGATCCCATAGGGGATTGGGCTAGTCCGCTCGTGCCTGGCGTCCCATGTCTAAACGGAATATTCGCATAATATCCAATAACCGATCCACTTCGACCACCCTTGATAGGATGTCGCGCCTTTGAATTGGTATTCCACAAAATAGTTTCGCGGAGATCCCATCCTGCAATACCCTCCTCAATTGCTACCGGCAACCATCCAGTTAACGTAATAACACGGGCATTTCCCTCAATAACAACTTGCTGAATACCTTCAACGTAAGTTTGCCTAGATTTTGACAACTCTCGTCTGGCAACATTGATCCATTTAGCTCGAGCAACTTGAGCCAATTGATCCAAAATAGCATTTGTCAACCCTTGATCATCAAGAATTGCCATAAGCGAAGCTGGATACATATCGCGGAAGTCAAATTGCAGCATCAGCTATCGTCCTCGAGTAAAAAATCAAGCTTTGCCATCGCATGGGTCGGCAATTTTTTAACCTGTTCAGCCAATGTGGCCGCGCCGGTTTTTTTCGCAATTAATGAATCGCGGTAGGCGTAAACATGATCCAATACGCGATAAATCGGATTAAAATAATAATGAATGCTTAACAATGTGCCAGTAGAAGGCCTGCTGGCCGCCGGCAAAAGCCATGTGATACCGCCGGACTCGTTGACAAAATAATGCTCGCCCTCGGTATAAACTTGATCAACAGATCGCAATAGGTTGCATTGAACAATTTTATATCTTGGCCCATCCTGCTTATACCCACCCGTTACCGGGATCGTCTCTCCGCCCTGATATTCTATCAGCTGTGACCACGCCATGATCGCGTCGGCTAGCGTTAAATAGTCTCGATATGATAATTTATTGCACCACTCCGACGTGACCCTAACTGTCCCAAAGATCCACGTTCCGAACCGTTCTAAAATTTGCGGATCCTTCGATGCCTGCGTAATGTTTAGCTGGATCAAAACAGCGTTTTTAGCCGCATTGATCTGAATAGCATTTCCGAACGAATCGACGGGATATTTGTCTAATCCGATCTCCGGTAAAAACTTAAAAAATCCTGTCCCATGACACAACTGACATGTTGTTTTGGGCTGATCGGTTTCCGTATTGTTGCGACATGGACAGATCGCCGCCCTCGACCACCATACGCGGTAACCTTTCGTCGCGATTAGCAGGCTGAATTGCTCGGCGCGAAAATCAACCCGCTGCCCCGCCTCTTTCACGCCCGTGGGCAAACCCCCTGCTGGCATTATTTGTGGCTTATAATCTGACATTAGACTGCAACCATCCGTATCCCCTTGTAGTATCGCTTAAGTGTTTCTATCTGTTCTTTTATCTCGCCTTTATATTGGAGTAGGCGTGCGCCGTATCCGGCATTGGTAGCCGAAGAAGTTGTGTTAAAACTTTGACTTAGCCCATCCATGCTTAGGGATTGACTAGCAATCCCCGCTCCGCCTAACAGATCGCCGGCGATGTTGAGCGGACCATAGCTCGCTTTTTTTCCAATAATTTCTCGAATCGCCATATCGAGCGCCCCCAGGGCGAATCCTGCCGTATATTTAATTTCAAACAGATCGGGGATGAAATCCGCGCCGCGCGCCAAGAGCGGCAAAAACGATCCTCCTGCCGTTATCAGCATTTGAGAAATTGATCCCGCTGCCGGAATAATATTCACATGCCCGATCTCTGGGCGCAAATGTATCCACGAGGAATCAAATTCCATAACAGTTGTTCCTGCCGGCCAAATAACCTTAATCGACTCGACGGAAATTGTCGGATAATGTTCAAGCTGCAAAAATACCCAGCTTTCCCAATCTCGTCGGTAATAATCCTGACGTTCTGTAATTGCTGTAGGCTTGGTGTAAATATCAAGCTCTTTTTCAATCCAATCAATGGCAAATTTGATTGACCATTCAAAAATAATATCAGGATATGGCGTGCCGTTGTCGTCGGTAAGATCCAATCCGTTAAGATAAACGGTTTTTAGCTCGTCAACGGATAAAATGAGCGAATTTATTTCAAAATCCTCTCCTTGCCGAGGATCGCTTAATGCCGATTCTATCGCCGTGTCAGAATGGTAATAACTGGTTTTATACCAGCTTGTTGATGTTCCGCCGGCATCGTCGAATAAATAAGTTGTAACACCCTGTTGTAATCTGATTCGTGAATCCGCGTCGGTTATTTCGTTATATGTTCCACTAATCCCATCATCACTGCGATAAACCTTAATGCGATTAAACAAGGTTAAAACGTTTTCAAGCTCAACGACTTTAATATATAATTTAATTGCCGCCATTATTCCTCATCCTCTTCTGTGTCCGTTATCTGTGGCTCAATAATAGAACTTTTTTCGACTATGGGTCGAATTTCTGTACTGGATCCAGATAACGAGGGGCGAAGCTCGCCGGTTGAAAGCGTTGGTTTCAGCTCTGCCGATGTTTTGATAATCGGTTTTAATTCGTCGGTGGTTTCTGCAACTTCCGGCTTAATATCTAATGTAGTAATAATGATCGGCTTTTCACCTAATTGTGTTTTATCGAGCCCAGGCCGCAACTCAAGCGTATCTAATGCCGGCAAGGGCAATTTCCAGGTATCGATCAGAAAAGGCCGCATGTTAAGCGTATTGGTGATTTCTGGCTCATATTCATAGGCATCCGGGTGCTCAATTCCAACAGCAACGCCGCCCCACCCGAACGAGGTAACTAGCGCATCACCGCCCCATCCTTGCGTGGTAATTGCGCTCATGGATACACCGGATCCCTTCTCGCCGGAGCATACGCGGAAATCCTAATCCCTTGACCATCTTTGTCGCGAACATTCCATTTTAAAATCGGCGTGACCTTATCGTCATCGTATAAAATCCAATTATCTGAACTTCCCTCGGCCAACTCAAGCTTGTTTTTTAACATCTTTTTAACAAGAGTAATGTCGACGGTCATCCCTGAAATGCTGTCTAATGCCGCCGCTCTCGCTGCTGTAAGCCGCGTGTGTAAATTATCAATAGCCTCGGCTAAGCTCCCTGCATATCCAACGTGATCAACTAGAGCTTCGCGTAAGACCTGATCGGCTACGGTTGGGCTAAATGTGTTTATTGCGCGCCATAGTTCAACAGATCTATGATAATTCGTATCCTCTGTTGTTCTGCCTGCGTCCGAGAATACAATATAAATAATGTGATAGTCATTAGCCGTGGCTGGATTGAATGTCCCTGCATAATGGCCCAATCCAATGTGATTTAAATCAACATATCCCTCAAGCGATCCGCCTGTATACGCGAATGCTCGCAAATAGCGATTTTCCTCGCCATCTTCAAGCTGTGCTGCTATGGGGGCAGATCCCCCGGATACAAATAAATTCACAAAATCACCTAGTATTTAATAATTTAAATTCTTTTGGATTGTTTTCACATGCCGTTAACAACTCTCCTGGTGAAGTAAATTCCGGATCTAGATCTCTGACCGAATCATAACCAGCGCGCCCCAACATATAGATCACACCCTCAACACACATTAATTTTGAAGGATCGCGAAATAAACTTTTGACCCAGCGTCCAAATAGTCTCCACGTACCCGTAAGAAAAGCCGATCTGTAATCATATCGTGATCCCAAGTAATGCAACAACATGCTACTAACAGCCTCGGTTGGGTCTGGGCCAATTAATTCAAACTCTGCAACTAAAACATTTTGTGTATTCCACCTCCATCGGGGACGTGATTCGTACCCAAACCATTCTGCCTGCGCCACCTGTCGAATTAATTTATTACTGTTATCAACTCTCGAATTATAACAAAACCATGCATGCGAACAGGATGAACCAGTTATTTTTCTGATCATGCAGGATATAAGTTTTTTTGTTGTCGAAAAACCAACAGTAAATTTTGGTTGATACATTCCTGTTATCCTAAATTAAGCATGATCAATAAAACCGTTTATTCTGGCGCAGACAATAATCCAGCTTACCTGCAACGTATTTGATCCGCCGGCATGGTGAATTCGTGTAGCAATTTTCCATTGTGGCGGGATCCGTGTGGGATCAATCCCAGGATAACTAAAACTCAGTGTTCCATTTGCACCCAACATCCCCACTTCATGCACGTAGGTGTGGACCTCTTTCTGGACAGAAAGTAGATGGCAATTTCCGTTCTGGTCTGGCCTGGCCTCAAATGTTCCACACCCTTCATCGGGATAAGACCATTGCCAAAAACCATTTGGATCAAGCAGCGGGATGGCATCGTCGGCGGTTTCTAAATCAACCGTATGAGTCCCGTTGGAATATGGAACAATTACTCCGTCAGACACAACGCAATTTCCGGTCCCCGGAGTAGATGTCAATGTGGTTGCAGGGGCAAAAAGCCGCATGCATACCCAATCGCCGAACTCCGCGTTTTTAAAAACCAGCTCTCCCCCGCCCATCTCAATCCAATCATTAAACTGAACCTCAAGCCAGTTTGATTCGCCCGAGGTATCCCTGGACAATTCAAACCGGGCTCCCTTGCCACGACCATTTGTCCGATGGTCGCCACGACTCGCCATGAATAATCGTGTGCCTAAAGTGTAGGCACTAGCCCGCGTGATCTTCTTTTTATCCGACGTTTTTGGGTCTAATCGAAAATCCTTACTCATGCCCCTAACTCCTCAACGCCGTATTGTAGAAAAGCTCGCATGTTGGTCAACGTTGATAGATCATCCCTAATAATGAATTCCAATCCTGCATCATCATCGAGGACAATGGATGCAATTTCTGGGGTGATATTAAACACAATCATCAACTCACCGTCAGAGAAATTGACAGGATCACTCGGGACAAGCGCGCCGAAAAGTTCCATGTTAGTTTTCGCAACTATTGACCAAATTATCTCCTGAGTGCTAACGACACCTTGCCGCAAGATCAACCCTAATTCTAATCCGCCAACAATATTTGCAAATGCTGTGCTAGACCATCCTGATTCAGGGGCCGCAACTAACAACGTAATCCTAGCGACATGTTTCCTGATGCCTGCCTCTCCGGTAACTCGGAATTTATAAGGACCGTCGCTGGTGGAATTTAACATGTCAATATCATCAAAATAAAATTGCTGTCCTGATGTTTGACGCGCTTGCAATACAAACCTACCAACCTGTGTTGATCCTAAATTAAAATCAGCTAAAGGAATGCTCACCCGTTGCCATACGCCTATATCGTGATTGGGTAAATAATCCTCAACTTTTTTTGTATCGCCTACAATCGAACTAGATCCGCTTTGAGCCCAACCGCATCGAAGAACAGATCCCTCTGGATAAGCTTGAACATTAATCCAAAACGATATGGAATCAAACGAGGCTTCCATATCTCTATTTGAACCATAATCAAACCAACAAACATCATTTTGCGAAGTAACACCCGTATCCAGCCCGTAAGTTCCAGATCGTTTAGAGCCAGTTGTAACAGATCCAACGCCTCCTCGTGTCCATGATGAAGCATCCCCGTCCCAGACATCCTCGGCCCAACTGGATGATCCATTGATAGCCATCTGCTCCGAACCATCATCAACCCTGACAAATTTTTCGAGCC